TCACAATCCCAGAACTTGTAGGAAACCTTGAAGAGATGAACTTCGTAGTCCAGGTTGCAGAGAAAGCCTCTGCCGCAACAGCAATTACCCAGGGAGTTCCAGAACAAAGACAAATTACTCTCGGAGAAGTCCAACTCATTGCGGGAAATGCAATGGACAGGATTCAATCAATGTCTCTTTATTATCAACAGGCATGGCTTGGCTTGGGAAGAAAGTACGTCAAACTAATGGAAGCAATGGGTGACAACATTGAGGCAGTCAGACTATTCAAGACAGGCAGAATCACAGGCAAAACAATGTTCAATAAAACTGTCAATCCAAATTCCTGGAAGGACAAACTCGGTTATGATGTCACAGTCATTTCAAAGAAAGACAAATCAGAGAAAGACCTCGACCAAATCCAGAAACTTTATGTGATTAAGTCATTCATGCCTAATAATGTTGCACTTCAAAAGATTATGCAGGAGAAACTCTTAGACATCGGGAATCTTTCAGCAGAAGAATCAAAACAAATTATGGATGAACAGACTAACACTCCCGCGGCAATACCAGGTATGGTTCCAGGAACAACACCCCCTAATCCAGGTTCAGTTGCACCATTGCCCTTGACAAATGTAACAGGGAGTCCTATAAATAAAGTTGCTCAACCGCCTACAATGGCGACAGCGTAATATGCCAGTCACAATTACTAAAGTTAAAGGGGGATACCAAGTTCGGACTCCCCACATGATTCACGCCAAACATACTTCATTGGCAAATGCAAAAAAACAGGCCGCAATTATTAATGCTGCCGATGCAGGTCATCCATTTACAACCAAAAGGAAGAAAAGGAAATCTAAGAAATGACCAACGCTTTGGATGAAGCAGTAGATAAACTGGGTGGATGGGAGGCTCTAAGTGCCGCTGAACAGGACACATATAGAGAGCATCTCAAAATCATTGAGGGTAAACCAGTCACGGTTGAAGATGCTAAAGAATTCATTAGGAGAATGATTACGGCAATTGAACGTGAACTGGTGGACAGTAGGGAAAAAAGTCCAGAGTCAGTTAACCTGAAAGCCAGATTAAAGAACGCCTTAGTCCTGGAAGCATTTTTATACAGTCCCGAAAGAGCAAAAGAAGCATTAGAAAGATATTACAAAAAACTATGATAAAAAAAGGATTACCAGCAGACGTTGCAACCATGATTCAGGATTTGTTGGACAAACCCGTCAGTGAACTGACCCTTTATGAGAAAGCATTTCTTAGAGGCAGAACAGAATACCTTACTAAGAAAGAAAAGGAAGAACTTGGGGATGCTCTTACCAAAAAGTTCACCGAAGCCCAGGCAAAAAGCATTATTGACCAAATCAGAGGCAAATCAAAATGAAACATAAAGCAATCGGAATACAAGCAAAACCAAAAGTAGATATTACTTCCTTGGATGAACAGGCCGCGGCAGAAGAAGCCAAAGCAACAGAAATTGCTGCTAAAGCAGACGCAGAAGAACCAGAAGAGGAACTTCCTGAGAATCAACCTCCTGTAGAGACTCCAGAAGTCCCAGAAACTCCCGAAGTACCTGAAGTACCACCTCAACCAGCCGTGGACTACAAGAAAAAATATACAGAATCCCAGAAAGAAGCAATGATTCTGAAGAAACAATTGGAACAAAAGGAAGAAGAAGCCAAAAAGAAAGTAGAAATTACCGATGACTACATGAAAAAGACCTATCCTGAGTGGGAGGACATGACCGCTACTGAACAATTGGCTCTCAAAAAAGCAGAAGTTCTCAATCAAGAGGTCGAAGAACTCAAACAGAACGCAAACAAGTTCAATAATGACCGAGAATGGCTGGAAAAAGTAGAATTATTCATTACTGATGAACTTCCCGACCTGTTTCCCAAGATTATTGGCAGGGAAGAGGACTTTAAAAGGTTTGCAACCAGACCAACCCGCAAAGGATTACCCATTGATGACCTGGCAAAGATATTCTTGTTTGAAAATCCCCCAGCAGAACCCAAAAGAACCCTCTTTCATGCTCCAGGAAGTGCAGGTGCAACCCCAGAAGCAGAAGGAATGAGTGCAGAAGATATTAAAACTTTAAGAATCACAAAACCGTTAGAGTGGATGCGGTTGGTTCGTTTGGGTAAGATTCAAATTAAAGTATAACCTCTTGAAAATATAGTGGTAATATGTTAACTTCAGCCATGAGACTTCGTACCTGGGAAAAATCAGAGAAAGGTAAAACGTGGACAAGAAAATATATGAAAGATTATGGAGCAAAATACTATATTTCTCACCCCAAAAGATATGATGATAAATATATTGAGAGAATCTTGAAATGGAATCAAGAACATCCAGACGGAGTAATTGCCCAAAACAAGGTTCATTGGGAGGTTAAGTCTGGAAGAATGATTAAACCCAAAAATTGTGAAGATTGTGGACAGGAAAGAAAATTGTCAGCACATCATAAAGATTACTCTAAACCTCTGGAGGTTAATTGGTTATGTTATTCTTGCCATAAAATTAGGCATCAGGTTGTTCTCCATACTTGACAATTTTGCAATTTTGATTTAGTCTGAAGTAATTAATAACCAAACACTTCGTTGCAAGAACGGTTGATTTAATTTAAATAGGATGGGGGTGAATTAAATTATGTCAACATACGCTACAAATCTTGCAGAGGGTTTTTCACAGAAAGTTGTTTCTCTCTTCTTTGAGAAGTCAATCGCTATGGATATAACGAATCAGGACTATGAGGGAGAAATCAAGGACAAGTTGTCCAAACTACACATCTTAACATTTGGTGCTATCGCAACACGTGCATACGTGGGTTCTGCGATGGCGGCTGCGGATGATGCCACAGAAAGTGTGGGAATCTTGCAGACAGATGTCCAAAGGGCTTATTACTTTAAGATTCAATCGCTTCAGAGGTTCCATTCTTGGATTAAGAATCCAGAATCAACCCTTCTTGAAACAGTCGCAAAAACATTGGCTCAGGAAGTTGATTATTATGTATTAGGTTTTGGAGGGGATGTCGCAGCAGGGAACAGGGTCGGAACGGATTTCACGACAGGAACAGTTACCGTTTTAGTGACTTCAGGGATAGTCACTCATTCAGGAACAGGTTTTCTAGCCTCAATGGTGGGGTTGGGATTCAAAGCAGCTGGTCAAACCAAGTGGTACAGAGTAAGTCATTACACTTCAACATCTCAAATCGAGATAGTTGATGATTTGGATGACTCTGGCACAGGAGTTTACACAGGTGCAGGAATCGGAGCAGGAGCATTGTTTGTTATAGAATCTTTGACGAAAGTCCAGGTTGCTTATAACACAATCTATGGTTTTGTCGCTAAACTTCAGGAGAAACTGAACTTAGCCCAAATTCCACAAACTGACCGTTTCTTAGTAGTTCCTCCAGCAATCTATACGATTCTGGTTCAGGCTTCAGTATTAACACTTGCAGTTCCACAGGCTTATCAAGATACAATCTTGAAAGGGTACGTGGGAGACTTGCTTGGATTCAAAGTATTTATGAACACGCAGGTTCATGGAGATAATACTGACGGGTATCAGGTACTTGCTATACACAAGTCCTGGTTAACCTTTGCAATGGGTTGGGTGGAGAGTGGAATAGAGGATATGATTGCCGATTTCGGAAAGGCTTATAAAGGACTTAACATTTATGGTGCGAAAGTCGTAGATGAGAGACGAAAAGCAGCAGCATTGTTACTCTGTTACATCTAACTCGGAGTTCTTAGTTGGTTGGTACTGGAGAGAATTGGGCAGGTTCTCTCCAGGAACGAGACAACTAAATAATGGCTAAATTTTTAATCAAATCAGATTTACCGATTAGTGACCAACGCAAAATAGATGCGTTGGAGTTGATTCCTGCGGCAGAAAGGACAGTTACACAAGCGGCATACCTAACTGCACTTGCTCCCTATCGGACAAACCTCATCATTTCTGTTGGAGAAGATGCTCTTATCTCTGCCGCTTCGGGTTTGACAGTTCCTACTGGCACTTCTGGATTCAGGAAAGGTGCTTTGTTTGTTAAGACTGACGCTTCAGGAAATGGAGAATATATGAACATAGGAACAACCACGGTTTCTTCTTGGGATTTAGTTGACCAGGCCACGACCACAAATATAGATGACGGAGCAGTAACTCTTCCTAAACTGGGAGCAAATGTAGTTTTAGGAAATACCCACGAATACTATGTTGATGGTTCCAGGACTGACACTTATGTTGAAACTGGAAACATTTTGACTCCTTATAAAAAGATTAAAACTGCACAAGATGCCATAAACGTAACCGCGGCAACTCTTTATGGTTCCCAGACAAACTTTGAACTTTGTAAATTCATTATTCACATTGCTCCAGGAAAATATACAGATGCCCTTGATATTCAAACTGTAAGGTATCTCGGATATGACATGAAGGGTGTTGAGATTTCGGGCAACATTGACATTACCCAATCACAACTTGGTCTTTCCGATTACTATGGCAAAGTTGAATTCATAGGAGGTGCGGGAAATAGACCTTATAGAGGCAATTGTGGACTTATTTCAGGAAACATCGCTTTTCACAAAGCAGCCTATGATTCCTTAGCCTATGACGGATTTATCGGAATCAATGTTACAGGCAATGTCTCCTACGGAACGACAGCTGACCCAATTCACGGAACCTGGGTTCTTTGTTTGGAAAATGCCTATTTTGGAGATGGAACAAAGTTTATTGAGGGACACTTCTTGTCCGCTTCCGAACACGTAATGATTGAATCATACGGTTACAACAAGATTCTTTCTCACTTATCGGGTCAGGATGGTTCAGCCGTTGAAATGACTCTTTACGATTGCAATAATACCTACTTTGATTTAATTAACATTCTTCCTCTGGAAAACTGTGTAGTCAAAAACTGCACTTTTAATTCAACAACTGGAATTGTTGCCAGTAAGAATCTTTCGATTGATGCAAATTCCTACAAATCTTTGATGGCAACTACGCCAACCCTAACGGGAATGACTGCTATTGGTATTGACGGAATACTTCCAACCGCAACCAATTTAACTTTTGGAGCCAGTCAACTTGTTTTGGGGTCAACAAAGATATTCAGTGGTGCAGCAACTGATGCGGCAGGAATTTTTGCAGCAGTAGGAGGGGTTGATGCGATTGGTTCGATGTATCTTTCAACAGGAGGAACTATGTGGTCTCAGGTCGCAGATGCGGGAGCATCTACCGATTGGAAACAAGTCACAGCCAGTTAAGACTTGACAAGGTTTTAGAAAGGCACTATATTTAAATTATGGCAGCAGCAACAGTAGAAATTTGTGAAACAAACGGAACGACAGGTTCCCCGACAGTTACCCATAACATTACCAATACAAACATGGGTAATATTGAATCTGTCAACCTTGACCCCGTAGTTTATCCAATAACCCCAGGCAATAGAAGTTATGCCAAATATCAAAGAATTCATGTCACAGACATTGGGACTTCTTCAGCAATCAATAATCTTAAAGTCTGGAGAACTGGAGCATTAGGTGGAGCAGCAACCCATCTTACAAATGCAGGAATGACCACGGATTATAGTGTCATGGCTTGGGCAACTCCAATTAAGACCACGATTACTAATGTAGACAATACAATGCCCGTAACAACCGCACCCGCAACCGCCAATTTGGGAATTGGTGGAGATTTAGTAACCTCCCTGGTTGCCGCAGGATATTCGGATTACTTAGTCCATCAGATAGTCA